TCGGCAGCACCATGAGTTAAGTATTTGCCATCAGAATCGAATTCCAACCAAGAAAAGAATCCAGAGTAACCTTTTCCGGCACCCAAATATATTTCATTTTCTAGCACCAAGTATTCATCATCAGCAATAGTGTAAATAGATGAAATATTGCCTTCTTTTCGTTTGAATCCTAATGATTCTAAAAATTGAATATATCTTTCTTTATCACTCATCGAGTTTAACTCCTTCTGTTGCCGCTGCTGAGTCTATGAACGGCTCTTTGGTGGAAAAAACAAAATCCTTGGATGCATAGGAAGTAACTGGAACGGATTCTTTGCCTATGGGCGGCGTTATTTCGTATTGTCGCTTATCACGAAAGACTTCTTGTTTACATTTATTTCATCCCACGGCACGCTCGAAAATACACAATACAATGTCAGATTGTTGGGCAGTTTTTGTTTGCCGGACTTTGCTTTGACGGCAACGCCAAGGGGAATAGATCAGGTTGCCGCTCAACTCCCCTTTGTCGTTTTCTTCAAATTGTTCTCCGCACTCACAAACGACAGATCGTGTTTTGACTGCCATAATGACACTCTCTCTTAAAACTCATATTTGAATTTCTCTTCAAATAGGGCGATTAGTTCATCATTAAGACATTGACGATAGATTTCAAGATCGAAAGTGATCTTTTTCATATCTTCTTCTGAGACAAGTTTCTTAAAATACGGAGACAGGCACAGGTAATACGGCGAGATTTTCCCAAGACCGATCCACCGGAATAAATTTTTGTTGATAACGGATTCTCGGAATTTTTCGAGGGAGGGTTCGGGACCGAGATTTTTGAAAATAAATTCCTTGGTTTTTTCAAGCGCATCCAAGACTTTTTGGGACGAAGCCGTAATTTTAACGGTGAAACCCTTTTGGGAGACGACAGAATCATATTTTAGCTTCCATAATTTCCAACGCTTCCATGCTTTCTCCCCGACGAGGACATTGGGTTCGATAAGGGGATGTTCATCGCTCCCAAGACTTATATTTTTCAATATATCGAGTTGGGCACGGACGTACAAGGGATAATCTTCCTCATCGAGAATTCCTTGAGTTTCACGGACAAATTTGTAACAAACCTTAAACATTAGAGATTTTCTTGGATCACCACGGCGCATTCTTGTGTGATCATAAGTCGGGAAAAATTTCCTGCTCTTTTCGATCCAGATAATGCACAATTTATAGGCAGCAGATTCGAGTTTATCCATCTTGTAAAGATTGATAGCATCGAGAAGTGGCATAAAATCATCATCCTCGGAATTTGACGAATTCTTGTTTTTGGCCATTGTACCTCATGCGCAGCGAAGATCAACTGGAATATTTACGCTTTCCGCTCTTGAACATCGAACTTTTGTTGCTATTATATCGGAAAGTCTCGTCGTTGCGACTTCAAAACGAACTGAGATGGAAGCTCTAAGTACCGAAAGGTATAAACGGCTAGTTACCGTTTCTTCCCAATCAAAATATTTGAGAGTACCCCCTCAAAATAATTTGGTTGAAAAACCGACCGCCTTGACAGGTATCAGGATGGCCAACAAGAACCATCCGGGTCAGCAGCGTAGGTGAGCCTAGTGTTAGCCAAAATGCCGTATTCCACTTAGCAGACGAGCAAGTGGACTAACCTATGGTTTGGTTGCTGCATTTTCAAATTGGGTACACAGAATCTCTGTTCTGAGTAGTACAGAACATAAGTTAAGCATTGTAATGGTTTGGTAGATTCCCTCTACTAAAACAAGAAGAAAGAATAATACTCTATAGTATTCTTTCTTTTATACATTACAATAACTTAACACGGCTCTTGGTATGCGCAGATCATATATACAACACAATTTTCATATCTTCCTCTTGCTTTAATTCCCAATAAGACCTATACTTAGCTAGGTTTATCTCCGTGGCAAAAAATGAAGATGGCGCAAAATGGATCATGTGAAGCTGTCCGAATTCCTCGGAAGTTTAGAGACAAACAATTGCCTCTTCCTTTTCGAGCCAGAAATACTGGACTTCACTGAGAAGAAAGAAGTCAAGTTGCACATTTATGCAACTGGTGGCAAATCGTATTCTATGGAGATTGAGGAGAGAGGAGATTTAGAAAGAGTATCACAATCTCTAACTCACTCTCTGTTTGCCAAGGGATCGAGGGTAATCACTTGGAACTGGAAAAACTTCGCAACTTATGTACTTGGAAAAACCAAAAAACCGCTTGTGTGTGAATGTGTGATTATTGATTTGAAAATAATCGAATCGTATTTGGGCATAAAATTGGCTGCGCCAAAGACTTTGGGTGAAGCGTTGAGTCGAATGAAAAAAGTAATGGCTGAGCCGAATTACAAAAAATCTTCTTTGATTTATCGAAATATTCATTTACCGCTTATGACTTCCGTTTTGCCGCATCTCGAAACTGTCGGAATAATCGACCCGGATTTTGATGGGCAATCTTACGCATATTACGAAATCGACGGTCAAGAAAATGGCCGTTTGCTCTGTCACAAGGCGTACAGCAAAGGTTATGTCCCGCACAATTTGACCGAAGAGAAGCGGGCCAAGTTGAAGCCACACTTGGACCAGTTTTTCATGTATTTTGATTTTAACAGCATGGAAGTTTTCATGCTGGCGTGGCTCACTAAAGACCCACTATTAAATGAACTTTGTCAAAAAGATGATGTATATTTTGCACTTTACGAGAAAATAATTGGAGAGCAGACTAATTTAAAAGAGGCAAGGGATAAGTGTAAAAAATTCTTCTTGCCGGTTATATACGGAATGTCGGCTCATACTCTGGCTGACAGGCTAAAGATTGCCGAAGCTACTGCCGAAGCGATTGTAAACCGTATGCACGAACTTTTTCCGACTGCTCTGGCTTGGGTACAGGCTTATCAAGATCAGGTAAAAGAAAAAGGCTATGCTGATGATATATTTGGCAAACGCCGTTATTTCGATGGAAAAGAATATAGAGTACGCAATTTTTGCGTCCAATCTCCCGCCTCAATAGTTTGCTTGGAAAAACTAATCCAACTTTATCAAGCTCTAGTTCCATTTACTAAATTGGCCTACCACGTTCATGACGGGTACATGGTGTACACGTCTAAGGACAAATGGAAGGAAGTTTACAAACAGGCTATAGCCGCACTCTCGTCCGAAAGCCAAGTGTGTCCCGGCTTGAAACTGAGGGTGTCTGCCAAAGCAGGCAAAAATCTCAATGAATTAAAGAACGTAATCAAAAAGGAATAATATGAAGGATATATGCGTTAATTTTCCGATTACCAACGAGGAATTTCAGGAACTCAGTGACAACTATACAAAACTTTGTTATCATGCCGCCCATGAACTTCAAAGAAAGAATTCCCGTAATAACTACACCGACGACTTTGATGATATAAGCCAAGAACTTCATTTGTCGATGATTCGTGCAGGCTCTTATTTCAAGCGTCAGGTTTATATTGAAAATTGTTTGGAGCTTGCCAAAAAGTATGCATCCAAAGATAAGTTTTTGTTGAAGATAGTACAGAACCTAGATGAGCTTTGGAATAATCGTACAAGGCACGGGGCTAACCGCCAGAAGTTTGGTCCTCACCAAGAAGCTATTTTGGAGAGGATCATCAAGAAGGTGGTTCCCAAGGACTCCCGGCCAGACCCACAAGCCCGACTCAAAATAGACGGCAAATTTGCTAAATATTGTAAAGCAATCGTGTGGAATGGTCAGAAGAATATGGGCAAGAAAATTACAAAGGAAAAGGTCATCCGAGCAGGACAAGTTTCCCTGTCGGAATATGACTACCTTGGACCGTCTCAGTCCTTGGTTTGTTTTTTGTAATTTTGTTTCTATAATAGCTTGAGAATGGGGTAGTGGATTACCGGGGATACTTATTTTAGATTTAATGAACAGTTAAAAAGATGTATTTTATATTGGTTATAAAAGAAATCCCTAGTGTTGTAGTCTCACATTCTCTTGGTTTATGGGAACACAAATATGCAAGCCGTCTATGTTCTAAACGAAGAGCCATTCTACATGACGATGGCTTCCTACAGCTTCCGAACTCTTAGGCAACACAATCCAACCCTCCCGGTTTTAGTTTATTTTGTTGAGGACAAATGCCGTGATAGCCGTGGCATTACCAACAAAGAATCGCTCTCTCGTCAAATCAAACTCGTCACCAAAGAAGAGTTATTTCAATTGTGCCAAGAGTTAAATATTCAACTCAAAATTTACAATGATTTGGATTTGAAAGAAGAGAAGGGATATTTCTCGGCACAAAGAATTGTGTTTGCCGAATGTCCTTTTGAGCGTGTTCTTCTGATTGACTCAGACACTTTTATTTTTGACGATGTAACGTGTCTGTTTGATATTTACAAAGATTGCGACTTCGCCGCCACGACAAATACTTTTGGCGATCACTACCCCACGAATTGGAAGAACAAATCAGTACGTTCTTTTAATTCTGGGGTAGTTTTGTTTAACAATCACCTGTTACGGAAATATGGAGAGGTCGTTTATGATTACTGTCTGAGTCTGAAGAAGAAGATTCACCCTATGGGCGAGTGGATTTATCAGGTGAGTCAAAATGCGTCAGGCCGAGAAGAATTGGCTTTTACGCTGTTTGCTCTGGATCATGAACTGAATTATGTGTATTTTGATTCTGCGCATGTTGAGAAGGAGTTTTATCGTGGCCCGACCAAGGTATTTCATACGCTTTCTCATAACTGGTTGAGTTTCTTTCACAACCAATATCTCAAGATGAATGTGCCCAAGGTCGTGGAATTTAAACCTCCTGTTCAACAAGAGCGAAAGTTATTTTTGCCGAGCAAACTTATCCAGAGAAAAAGACAATGAAAGAATACGTTCTGATTCACCCGAAGCCATTGAAAGAGTTAATCCCATCGGCTCCCAATCTTGCTTTTCGTTGCAGAACGAATATTCCCGTGCTGTTTATTTTAAAAAAAAGACCAGCGTGGCAGAAAGGACGGCTCAATTTAGTCGGAGGCAAAATTGAAGACGGTGAGACTCCCGATGAGGCGGCACGCAGGGAGTTAAAAGAAGAGGCTGGTTGGTCGGCTTCAGATATGCGAAAGATGGGCGAGATAATTGGCCTCGATTCTCTCGTTCATTGTTTTGTTGCAGACATAGAGAGATTGCACATTCCTTTGCCAAGAGATGAAGAAACAGAAGAAGTTGAATGGCGCATATGGAATGATGTAAAAAATGACTATCGCTTGATGCCGAATTTGCGTATAATTATCCCATTACTACATACAGAAACAAAGGGCTGGCGTATTGTCGATCAGGAATCCAGTGTGGGTGTTGATTCCCACAAGGTTTCTGTCGAGTTGCCAATTGATGTGCCCTTTATCAATGGGTGAAAAATGCGTGAATTAACTCCCGAAGAACAAGCAAAACTTGAATTGTTAACGGACCCAGACGTTACCAAGACCAAGTTTGCTTGGGATGAGACTTTTCAAAAGAAATTGCTGGGGATGCTGCTTACAGATCATTTCATGCTCGTACAGAGCGTGGATAAGATCAAACCTATCTATTTTTCAAGTGAAGTCCACGTCACAATTTGCGGACTTCTTTTTGAATATTTTGCGAAGCATCACACGATTCCAGAACGGTTCATCTTACATCAAGAGCTTCAAGAAAAACTTAAAGATAGAGAAAAATCAATCCAGATTTATTACACGGGAGAATTTCATACTCTTTATGAGTATTACGTTCCCGGTTTGGACACTAGAGAATATCTTCTCGATAAAGTCACTTATTTTGCGAAAGTTCAAGCAATCAAAGTCGCTTTTCACAATTGCTTGGAAAAGATGAATGAGGCTCCCGAAGACGAAAAGACATGGGGCTTCGTTTACGAAGAAATGCGTCAGGCGATGACGATTGACCGGCATTATGAGCCGGGTCTTGAATATTTCATCAATATTCAAGAAATGTTTAATCGCATGGATAAACGCTATGAAGGCTTGGACCGATTTACTTCGGCATTTGAATCCATTGATAATGCACTCACAGGTGGCGGTTTATTTTCAGGCCAAATTGCCGCATGGATCGGTTTGCCCGGTACTGGCAAGTCTCTAGCTCTCGTAAAATCAGCCGTAGCTAATGTTTTGTTGGGCCACAAGGTTTTGTATCTCACGATGGAAATGGACGAGTTGGGTATCGCTCAACGATTTACTTCTCAATTTGCCAAGTTGGACATTAACCTACTTCGTCAAAATAAAGATGAAGTTATAAAAACTATTGAGGAATTCGGCAAAGACAAAGACGATAGAAACCAGCTTATAATTAAACAATTTCCCGGTGGCCAAATGGATGTAAATGGCATTCGGGCATATTATGCGCAGTTAGGACTTCGAGGGTGGAAGCCTAATTTACTTATTATTGACTACGTTGGCGAAATGAAGGACGATCCCTCGGTCAAAAAATATGAATCGGCTTATCGTATTTTGCGTGATTTGAGAGGGTTTGGTGTTGAAAAACAACACTGCACAATCACATGCGTTCAACCAAATGCTAGTGCTGCAAAACTTGAAATTAGCCAATATATTGATGAAAGTAATATCGGTACTTCGTTCGACCAGTTCAAACCATTAGATGCTTTCTGGTCTATCAACCAGCAAGGTCGAGAGAAAGATGCTGAAGTTGGTCGTGGGTTTATCATCAAGCATCGTGATGGTTCTTCTCGTTTTCCGTTCAAAATTGGTTTCGATTATCGAATGGGAACTTTAGATATATTTGAGATTTCTAAAGAACGGTATGCAAGCCAAATGACAAATGCTGCCGAGAAGAAACAAGACGATTTTGTTTTAGATAAGTTTACGCCAAAAAAGAAAAAAGAGAAAAAGAATAGTATCATAGACCCTCAAGACGAAGAATTAGGAGGACAATAATGGAGAAGCCGATTGTAGAAAAAACCGAAGTGACGGTTGCAGGTCGCACAGTTATTCTGGACCCCGACCGGATGAAATTTAACGAAGTCACCTTGAGTGACTATATGGCTGAAGAGTATGCTTGGATAGACTATTTTGGCAAGCAACTAGAATATGCAACCAAAGAACTTGCAATTGCAGAGGTTCGTTATGAAGCCCTCTATAATCTAAAGTTCGTAGAGTCCAAAGACGGAGGCGGTTCGGACAATTATGCTAAAGCTAAGGCTGCATCGAACGAGGATGTGGTTAAAGCCTATGAGCATAAAGTTGAACGTAAATTCGTGGTAGGCTTGTTAAAAGCCCACCTGAGAGCTTGGGACAAAAACCATGAGAATGCCCAGAATCGTGGACATACCTTGAGAAAGGAAATGGACAAGCTCAATAGGGACATCTACGCAGAGCCTGACACTGGTACTTGCAATATTGAGGATTTCCTTAAAAAAGAATGAGGGTAGAAAATGAAGTTTTATGTCGATCCAGATGATATTACTTCATATAATTGCTCAGATTCGGAATTAGAATTACGCATTCTATTCTGGGTTTGTGCTGCCGGTAAAAATGGCAATACTGCTGCCAGATGCTTGGAGAGACTTCTTGATAAATGGAAAAATTTGGGTCTTACACCCTTTTCTATTGTCAGGAAGATTCCGAATCTCTCTCAAGAAATGAAAGCAGCAGGCATTGGCTGTTATACCAATAAGGCGGTTACTTTCTTGCAGTTGGCGGAATCGGGGCTGAACTTAAAATCCTGCTCCGTAGAAGACCTAGAGGGAGTAAAAGGTATCGGCCCTAAAACGGCTCGATGCTTTTTAATCCACAGCCGTCCTAATCAAAGACTTGCTGGATTGGATACACATATCTTAAAGTATCTGCGAGATAAAGGCATAGAAGCTCCGGTTTCTACGCCAACTGGCAAGAAGTATCGAGAATTAGAAAAAGAATTCCTCAAGTTGGCCGATAAAGCTGGCAAGAGCGTTGCTGATTTTGATTTGATTGTGTGGCTTTCCTACAGGAAAAAATCGGCTTGATTGACTATGTGTTTTACTGTATTGTCCTTTTTCTTTCCATTTAAGGAGTTTATGTAATGAAAAAAGTTAAAGTCCAATTGGCCAGTATTTCTCCGATGCTTATGAATAAGCGTCAAATGGTTTCAGAAGAAGCCACAGCCGCAAAAAAGAAAACCGATGTGATTGATCCCAAAGTGGATGCCGAAAACAAATCACATCACGACCCCAAAATTGGGTATTATATTGCTTCGGATCAAATCGAAGGGTGTATGCGTGAGGCAGGCAAGAATTTGAAAAAAGGTCGTGCCAGCCTCAAAAAGACAATTCTTTCTTCTGTATTTTGCGATGACGAAAAGATTCCTCTGGAGTGTTGTTGCGAATGATGCAAAGGAACTTTGTTGTGCAATTGTTCCATATTTGAAAGAGAAGACAGAGCAAGCTCTTCTTCTTATTGCTATCCAACAAACAAAAGGTTTATGCGGAAATCGAGTTTCTTCTGAAATATTGGAAGAGCGAGTTCGACTAGCCGCCAAACTCAAGGAGTTAAAGCATGTCTCGTGGGACTGATTGGTGGGATATTTGGTATGTCAATTTAGCTCGGTATATTTCTACCGCATCTAAAGACCCTTCTACACAGACAGGTGCAGTAATTGTCGATAATAAAAGACGGATCATATCGACTGGATACAATGGATTTCCTATAGGAGTTCAAGATCATCCAGAGCGATATGCCAATCGTGCATTAAAATATCAAATGATTGTGCATTGCGAGCGTAATGCTCTCTTATTTGCTCGTGAGGCTTTGCACAATGCTTGTCTTTATACATGGCCGTTCATGTCCTGTAGTGTCTGTGCGGCGATGGTAATTCAATCTGGGATTACTCGTTGTGTGGCCCCAGAGATTCCAGAACATTTGCGAGAACGCTGGGCTGAGGATATGGCCCTTTCTACCCAAATGTTTGAGGAAGCTGGCGTAGAAGTGAAAATAATTCCCTTATCTGTATTCGGGTGAAAACCATTTCCCAAATGCTGATAAGGCTGCATAAATAAGGTGTCTTTGGGTTGACCGAATCTCTAATTTTGTGGAATAACCACGTTCCGACTGTCTGCAAGGATGTTTGATCGTGGCCCAAAGTGAAATGTATCCGATTGCAGAGCGAAGATGATCGTAGGTCATTCGCTAGGTTATTTCAAAACCAAATGCCAAAGATAAAAGGGACTTAAACTTGTTGTTTAGTCCCCTTTTTGTTTATTCTTGGTCTTTTCGCCAGTCTTTTTTGCGGTCATAGGCTTTTTTGCTCTTCCAAGCACCAGTTCCGCTTTGATGTGCTTGATGGCCGAGAGCTACAGGGGCGCTTGGTAGCTTTATTTTATCTGTTTTTCCGCTTAGAAAATCGTTCATTGCTTGGCGATTACCAAGAGATTTTCCCTTTTTGCCTTCTTTTACTAAAAGCCATTCGTTGAAACTTGGAAACTTCATATAACCCCTTATTTTCTGTTCCATGAAGATATATACTGCATTATGATAAGTTTTCAAGACTGGATGTGAAGCGAACCCCGTGAGAGCCGGGTTTAAATAGCCCACCGGAGCGAAAGTTTCGGTGGGCATTTATTTTATCCAGTAATAATTTTGTATTGATTTTGATTGTTGACTTTTAAGGATAAATCGCTTTTTTCAAGCTCAAAAGAAGTTGGATTTTCTTTATCAAAAAAGTGTAGGTCTAATTTTTGTTCATCTAAATAATTCCAGATGCCTAATGGTCTGTAGTCTGGCGGTCTTACTATTACGCCACGTTTTTCTAGCATGTAAAATCCTCTTTCTTCAACTCTATCTTCTATAATCTCAGAAAGAAAGATTTTTCTGTTTCCGAAATGGCCGTTCTGTCTTTTCTGTATAGTTGGTAATGCTTTTTCCATTCCCGGCAATTTATAAATGTGATGACAATGAATAACCCAACCGCCAAAGACTCTGTGTTCCACTATCATGTGTGTGCCGCTTATAAAATTTGATCCGGTAGGATAAATTTTGGCAAATTTAGCCGCTAGGCCCAAGCAATGATCGCCCCAGCCCGTATTTATTTTCTTTCTCATATTGAGGACTTTATTTGAGCTTGGGTTTTCAAGGAGCGTCTTCATTGTTTTTTGGCTCAAACAACAAATTTCCCATTCGTGATAAGGCCCACCGATTGGGCAATACCAATGTTCTTTGCCAAAAAGAAGGGCAAGATCGTGTTCCATCGGTTGAACATTATTCATTGGTGCAGTTGAAACATAATGTTTATCCTGCCAGTCATAATCCTCGTCCAGATGGTCCACTAATGCATCTATATCTGTAATCGAATCTTCATCCATGCCGACAAACCAGCGAGCATCTTCAATTCGGTTTGGGACTACTTCTGTCAAGTATGTGAATTTTTTGTAAGAAGGCTCATCCTGCTTGAATCTCATTACTTCAAATTTCAGATTATCTTTTTCGTAATTTTTTATCTCTTCTTCTAAGTTGCTTGTTGTGTTCTCTTGCAAAAGCATAACCATTTTGATTTTGTAATTCTTGCAATTGGGAATGCCATAATTGAGAAAATTTTTAATTCTGTGTTTGAAGTTTTCTTTTTCAGAACACATGATATGGAATTCTATGTCATACATTTTGTATTGCCTTTTTAGCTTTGTTGATTGCTGATGCCATTGATTGGTCAATGTCGAGATACTTGTATTCTCCAAGCCTACCACCCAAAATTAGGTTTGGTTGATTCTTTTTTAAGATAGCGTATTTTTCATAAATTTCAGAGTTTCTATCATCTCGAATGGGGTATAAAGGGTCCGGGTGGTCTTTGTAGGGAATTGGGTAATCGTAGGCGACTATGCTCAATTCTTGATTGGGTTCTGCGTTAGGATTGTAGTGTTTTACTGAATCACCGTGTTTATAGAAGTGACGATACTCAATTGACCGAATGTATGGTACATCTTCTGAGGCATAGTTTAGAACTGCGTTCCCCTGAACGTCCCCGCATTTCTTTTCTTGTTTGAACATTAGGGTGTTGTATTCCAGTTCCCCGTATTCGTAATTGAACAATGCGTCCACGGGGCCGGTATAAACTATCATTTTTGCAAGATTGAACCATTTGTCTTTATCCTTTAGAAAATCTATGTTTGTTTCAACTGGTATTCCATCCAACATATTCTCAACAATCTTGGTATAACCCTCCGCAGGCATACCTTGATATTGGGTAGTGAAATAGTTCTCGTCATAGGTGAGGCGTATTGGCAACCTCTGGATAATTGATGCTGGTAGATTCTTCGGCTCTTTCAACCATTGTTTCTTTGTGTATCCATAGAAGAATGTTCTGTAGATTTCTTCTCCCACCATTGATAACGCCCAATCTTCAAAATTCTTTGGATGATCGACTTTATACGGTGCAGTTACTTCTTGCAGTTTACGGCGGGCTTCTTCGGGAGTTTTGACGCCCCAAAGCTGATGGAGTGTCATCATGTTAATGGGGAAGGAAAAAATACGGTCGCCAGAGACAACTTTGGGGCGATTGGTAAAGGGGACGAATGCACCAAATTGGTGAATAAAATCCCAAATTTCTTTACTATGGGTGTGGAAAATATGTGCCCCATACGAAGAAACGAAATAATTATTCACTTGTTTGTCGTGTGCAGCCCCAGCAATATGATCTTTCTTTTCTATCACAAGACAGGTCTTCCCTGCGTCTTTAACTGTCCTTGCGAATGAAGCTCCGAAAAACCCTGACCCCACAATTAGAAAATCGAATTTTTGCATGTTTAATACCTTCCCACTCTATTAGAGTGCTATGGAAAAAATTGACCTTTTAGATTTTCAAAGAAAAATATCCGTTTTTTTAAACAAAGAATATGTTGGTGGCAAAATCCTTTTGGATCGCTTGGCGATGGTGAACGAGTCTTGTCGGCGTTCCCCAGCTTACTCCGACCCAAGGTATACGCCTTTTTACTATCATTTGGGCAAGTTTCTATCTCCGAAGAATATGCTCTCCCTTAATTTTGGACTTGGTTTACTTGAGAGTAGTTTCCTTACTTCTTGTAAGACTGTAGAATATATCATGGCTTTCCGACCCAAATCAGACGAATACTATTCGCCAAGGATGGGCATCCACAATCTTCAAGCAAATTATAAAGGAACTTTAGACTTCTACATAAATAATATCTACGATGACGAGTTTGTGGAGAAAATATCACCAATTAAATGGGATATGGTCATCATTAACGAAGAAATGACGTATGATGAGCATTTGGCTCATTTGGAGTATATTTGGCCTTTTGTGGCCGAGAATGGTGTAATGGTTACGGAGTATGTCAAGCGGAATGAATCTGCAAGTGATGCGTTTTTTGCTTTTAGTGAAAGTGTGAATCGCCCACCTTTATCTTTTGAGACTCGTTATGGTACAGGCATTTTACAAAAATGAGGTTAATATGGATGAGTTGATTAAAGAAGAAGTAGACCTACTTCGCAATATGAATTTTGCAGAAGAATACATTCAAGGTTGCTACGAAAATTGTAAGAAGTGGGGAGGGACTGGTTTGTTGCGTGGTATTACCGATCCTTTCATCGCCCGACAAGCATCAGAGTTGCTTGAAAATCAAAGGCTTTGGAATGAACAACACGATCAGGATGCCCAATGGAAAAGATGCAGCATCCCTGTTATTCGCAGGGTGTTTAATCAAGATTTATTGGGGTTCAAATTAGTTTCTATTCAGGCTGCTCGCAAGCCAGAAGATTTTGTCTATTTTGTCAATGAAGATATGCGTGTCCGTTCTGCTCCTTCGCCGGTAAGAACTCGATTCGTTGCTCTTCCTTGGGATGGCCCGAAGCCTGTAAAGGTTGGAGAAGACGGGCGTATTTGGTCCTTAGAATATAAAGGCCAACAATACTCTATCGGACTCGATGCCGAAGCCGAAGCGACTCATGATTATTCGACGGCATATGCCCATGAAATTAACAAAGAAATAATTGGCGACTTATTGTCTATTTGTGACAACAAAGACTGTGTTTATCAAAGTCCAGATCAGTTGTTTTCTTTGGTTGAGGGGATGAGTGCTTATATTGGCACAAAGACAAATGAAGCCACATGGATTGTTGCTCATCCGAAGGTTTGTGAGATTTTGAAGCCTTTGGTGGGGGATCGTTGGAATCTTTATGAATTCGATGTACCTCAAGAAAAGATTCTTTTGGGCTATAAAAACCCGAAGAATCATTATGTGACCGGATACATTTATTCCCCCTATCTGCCTTTTACTCTGACCGAGAAGGGCGTTTTAATTCGATACAACAAAAAACTCGTGAATGCTTCATTTTATGGCTCGATTACTTTGTCCAACTTTGGAGAAGACACACTCGATTACAATGAAGAAGGTGAGGAATAATGGGACAAATTTACGGAATAAAAAATATTATTTCTAACAAAATTTATGTAGGTAGTACAACTACCAATAAACGAAGAAAGTCTCAACATTTTAGTGATTTAAGAAATAACAGGCATCCTAACAAATATCTTCAAAGTTCTTTTAACAAATATGGAGAAGATTGTTTTGAATGGGTTGTATTAGAAGAAGTTGGAAATGAATTTCTGGCTGATAAAGAAAAATGTTGGATTGATTGTTTTCAATCTGATAAGGCCCATAAAGGATATAATTTGACTAATCAACCATATGCTCCCATGCGAGGTAAAAAGCATAAATCTTCGACAATTATGAAATATCGAGATGGACGAAGAAAAGGAGAGAATCATGGCAATGCAAAGTTGAATAAAAGTTCTATTTTACAAATAATTGCTCTTAAAAATGAAGGATTGTCTGGCAAGGAAGTAGAAAATAAACTTAATATAGATCAAACCACTATATCTTTAGTTCTTTGTGGCAGAACTTGGCAACATTTATCTTTGATTGAAGAACAACCGAAGAGGCTTTCAAAGTCTGGATATAAAGGCATTTATCAAGTTCCATCTGGTAGATGGAGAGTAGAATATAAAGGAAGTTATTTAGGAACTTTTGATTCAATAGAAGAAGCTATTTCTACTAGGGGGAATTATGGGCTTTGAAGTAACGTACAAATATCACGAGCGAAAAGACGGCAGCTACGACAAAGAAGAGTTGAAGTCTTTGAAGAAAAAAGTGGGTGATCCTTTTGAGGAAGTGCCGCTTGAAAAATTGGCCGGGGCTGTCATGGCACAGCTTGCCCGGCGAGATATTTTTGTTGTGGACGTAGATATTGTTGAACTTTCCCGAAAGCAAATCAGCTTTAAGGAAACCAACGGCGGCGTCGTGATTAAGAATCGCAAATTCTTATTCGATCAGTCGTCCAATCTCATTGTCCAACAAGTTGTAGAAGGTCCAGAGAATAATACCGCTCTAGCGGTTTCGCCACATCATGCGGCCTCTTCGATGCCCGCTGTATCTGGCGAGTTGGGACGACCAATAGACGTAATGATATTCTCGCCGGAATTGCCTCAAATGCCAGATATAAAGAAAAAGGGCTTGAGGCTCACTCCCGATAAGAAGTATCCTATTTATGGACGCAGCCAGATTGGTGCATCGACGGTCCTCAAGATTATTGATGATGTGGGCCGTCAGCAAAATGTTTCCGATATTTACTTTATACCGGCAAATGTTAAACTAATGGCTGATAGAGAGTTGGGATTTTCCGAAACTCAAAAAGAAAGGGATGGAGGAAAACTCAATTGGGCCGGGACCGTTGAGGACAATTCAATGCCCATCATCAGGAGATAAAAATGGCAAATAAACAACAGAAAATTGCTCAGAAAAAAAAGAAGCGTGAAAAAATTGCGAAAGAGCGTGTTCTTCGTCGTCGTGAGCAAATGCGTGCCGTTCGTAAAGAAGATGAAAGAAAGGCAAGACTTGAGCGGGAGTTGTCCCCAAGGCAAATGCCGATTGTAAATGATCCTTTGGTTCGTGAAATGCGAGAAAAGTCTCGTGCAGATGCAGCCAAGGCACAAATTGAGAAAAATCTCGAATTACTCAAGGCAATTGAAGAAGAGTACGACAAGGAACATGCTTTGCGAGAACAGGTCAATAAAGACTTGGAATCCGAAGGGCATGTGTCGATGAAGGATAAATTGGACGCTCTTCATCAAAAGGCAATGGCAATGAAGGCTCAGAAAGAGGAAGAAAAACCCTCAGAAGAATAGATAATGTAACCAAGGAAGGGAGCATTATGCGATTTCTACGTTCGGGTAAGAACCACGAAGACCACAGGAAGTTTTTACATATCCTCTGGTCAGAAGATACTGACTTCATAACAGCTAAAGAGAAAATTAAGGCACATCTCAAATTCCACAAGGGTGATAGGGAAGAATACCTTATTACCCTATTTCCAGAATCTCCAAAAATAAACTAAAGTCGATTGACCGGGTTGCCGATATAACTTATAACTGCAAAACGTGAACAAGACGCTGACGAAAACTGTGACGTTAACGATGACTTGTTCCTGACTTTACTTTAACTATGGAGAAGACTGAAAATGAGTACCGCCTATGAAGCGCTGGATATGAACGAAGTGATGATGGAGTCCGAGCGTGTAAACGCCGAACCCGGATTCAACAACGAAGAATATCTAGCCAAATTCGTGAGAATGCCCGAACGTGAGGGCTTCGTACTGATGAGATTCCTGCCTCGTAAAAAGGGCACGAAACTCTATTGTGCGACCCGCACCCACACCTTGACAAATCCCGTCACCAAGCAGAAGCGGGCATATCACTGCCCGAAAGAGCTTTCCTCGACCGAACGGAACGGCAAGCAAGTTCCAGCTTGGAAGGGCGATTGCATCATCTGCAAGTATTACAGCGACCTCTGGCAGAAGTCCGAGGGTTTGAGCGGCAAAGAAGCCGAAGCCCTTCAAAATAAAGCCAGAGACATCAAGCCTGTCGAACGCTATTACTACAACGTAATTGTTCGTCAGGAAAAAGACTCGAAGACGGGCGAAGTCCACAAGAATGTTGGCCCCAAGATTTATTCTTGTGGCAAGCAAGTTCACGCAAAGATTATGCGTGCCATTGTGGGCGACAAGGATGCGGGCGAAGCTCCATTGGGTGATATTACTCACCCGGTAACTGGCCGTGATTTTAAGGTGGTTAAAAAGATCACCAAGAGCGGCAACCGTGAATTTCCGAACTACGACTTCTCCAAGTTCGAGCCAGAGTCTCCTGTCGGTTCTTCCGAAGATTTGGATAAATGGCTTGACAATATTCATGACCTTATGTCTCTCCGCAAGGTGAAGACTGACGAGGAATTGAAGCACGCTCTGCGTGTTCATCTTGGAATGGTTCAGGAAGGCGAAACGAATCAAGACAATGATCTTGACGAGTTCCGCAATGCCACGGGCACTCCATCTAACTCGGCAGCGGCTGTCGTGGGAGATGACTCGGTTCGTGATGAATTGGTCAAGCAAACCGAGAGTTCTACTTCTGGGTCGTCCGAAGAGCAAGAATTGCTTGCTGACGATGACTTCATGAAGGAACTGGACGCAGTGTAAGTTGTCTCTTATAGGGGATGACTGTAATATAAGTTACAGTCGTCCCCTTTTTTTTATAAACATGGAGTAAATTATGGCCAAAAGAAAAGGTGCCGCCGAAAGCGGCGATGATGATTTGGGATTTTTCCAAGAATTTGCCGAAAAGACCGATGGCGATATTCTTGATGCGATAGATTCGGTTAAGTATTTCGTTGACACGGGCAGCTTGGCCATCAACTACATCTGTAGTGGCAAGTTTATTGATGGCGGTGTGCCGGGTGGTAAGCTCACAGAGATTTACGGCCCGAACTCTTCTTGTAAATCTCTTATTGGCACGAACATTTTGTTCGGTTGCCAGAGAAAAAAGGGCATCCCCGTTCTCGAAGACTGCGAAAACTCTGCGAACAAAGAATTCATCAAGAAAGCATCCCACTGCGACTTGAAAAAAATTGTTCGTCATACGCCTCAATCGCTTGAGGATGTATTCAAGAAAATGTACAAGTCTATCGAATTTGTCCGTGAAAAGAAGGGCAAAGACGTACAGATCGCTATTGTTTACGACTCGATTGGCGTTAGCCCGTCCGCTCGTGAATTGCGTGAAGTACAGCTTCCCGAAAAATATACGAAGGAACAATTCAAGAAGATCGTGGGCGGCAACGAGCAGCCCGGCGAACGTGCCAAGATTTGTTCCAGAGAATTCCGTAAATTGAATTCTGTGATGGAGAAGTTTGAAGCCACGGTCATTATCTTGAATCAAACCAGAGATAAGATCGGGGTTCTATATGGCGATTCCAAAACGACAGCAGGTGGTGGCAACGCTTTGCCGTTCTACGCCTCTTGCCGTCTTGAAACTCGCACACAGAAGAAAATCGAAAAGCAATTGACTGCCAAGAAGAAAAAGATTCTTGGCATCAATGTCTGTGTGAAAAATGTAAAGAATAAGACCCATCGTCCATTTGTCTCAGCGGAGAACATTAGACTTCTCTTTGACTATGGAATTGATCCGATTAGTGGCTTGCTTTCCTGTTTGCTGGACGCTGGCCGAATCGAGATTAAAGGCTCTGGGAACTTTATCGTTAAAGAACCTTGGGCTGGTGGGTCTGAAATCAAGTTCAAAGCATCGCTCGAACGCAACGATGTGCCGATTGAACTTCTTTATAAGTGCCCGGCATTGATTGATGCAGCCAGCGAAGAAGAAGTTCGGGAATACCTAGAGCCATATATGGCCGCTATCGAATTCCAAGTCGGCGGTGACATTGTTGAAACCGATGTTACCGGCTACGACGATGACATGATTGATGACGAATTGAATGAAGGACTAAATGAAAGGGAAGAAGAGAGCGAAGAGTAATCTTTGTCTCCAAAAGAAAAACCTCGCCATAACGCATGGCGAGGTTTTTTTGTTTGCTGATATTTTCT